GTCACTATCACCTAAATTGATAATGCCACCTTCAAAAGTTACATTACCTACAAAAGTAGAAACACCAGTTACTCTTAAATCATCATCAATTATAGTTTGTCCAGTAGCAGAATCTAAAATTAAACTTGATGTAAGAGTATCAATTTCATTTGCTGCTGTTACACCAATTTGAATATCACTTGATTCTAAACCTTGTAGAAAAGTTGAAATTCCCGAAGCAGTAACATTAGTAAATGTTGTTGCAGCTCCAGGAACTGGTACACCTTTTATTCCAGTATAAACCGCTCCACTAATATAAACTTTCTTTCCAGATATTCCACTTGGTAAATTTGTTCCAATGAAGTTTAAAACACCTGATTTATAATCAAAAAACCATTCATCATTATTTCCAGATCCTGCACCAAATATCTGAGTACCACTAGTTGCAGCATTTGCTGCATCACCAGCAGTATGTAAATATACTTTAATTAAATAGGTAGAACCAATTTCTGGTGGAATCCAATCTACGGTTCCTGTTTTCCAAGTTCTATTTGTTGATGCTGTTATATCTGCAGTACATTCTACAGGACTTGAAGTAGGATATACAGTAACTTCATTAGTACTACTACCAGGAATAGTCGAAGGAATTTGGTATGATTCTGCCCATACTTCCTCACCTCGTAGTAGTAGAGGAGAAGAAATTGATTCATTGGTAGCATTCTTGATGGAATTTACATCAGTTTTTGCTCTACCATATCCAATCTTTTTCCAAAGATAATCAACCTTTTGGGTGTCTGTAATTGCCATTTGATGCTATTCCTTATGTTATGTTAAGTGATGTTATAGATTGTCCAGAAGTAAGCGCAATTCTGATCAAACATACATTACTAGTAGCATTACTTAGGTTTTCACTTCCTAAAGTCATAGTATAACTTCCATTCAGAGAAGTTCCAGAAGCAATAACGTCACCAGAAGTAGATGCACAACCATCACTTCCATTACCACCATTACCAACATTTCCACCTGGAACACCTGAACCCGCGTAAGGAGTATCAGATCTAATCCAACCATTTAAAGTACTAGTATTATCTATACTAGTTCCGGGTGCAGCAATCCAGAGACCTGCAATACCTGAAGAAGTAATATTAATATTGAAGTTAGCAACAACTTGTCTTCTAAATGCAAAGGTGAAGTACTGTGTTCCAGTATCTCCACTTCTATCAGGACCTGCTGGTAAATAACCAGAGGAGTAATTGGTTACATCATATTTAATATTACCAATTCTTACTGAAGATTCTTTTGTTCCAGAAACACCTGGATCAGAAGCCTCCGTATAAGGGTTATTAGTATAGAAATTAGTGGAGTTTGTATATGTAGGGTTGTTAGTTGTTGCAGCACTGAAATCAAATATTCTCACACCATCATCGGTATAAGTTCCGTTTCCTAAACTATCCGAAACTGCAATTGCAATTTCACTAATTCCACTTTGAGATGATTTATGTACTTGTACATTAGTAGTAATATCACTACTGTACCCACCAACTCCATTGACGTTTCTAGCACGAACCCTTACTCTATCTACAGTTCTTACAGATGATGATGTAATTGGAACAGTTAACGTTCCAATTGAATATGGTGAAGAAGTTCCAACATTAACAATTGGAATTGATCCACTTAACATTGTAGAGGCACCATCAATTTGAGTATAAGTGTAATCAGAATCTGTAATTGCTGATGAGGAAGTGCCTTCTTGATTAGTGCCATTATCAACTTCAACAATATTAGATTGATTTGTATATGTTTGTCCAACAAGGTTAGCGACTGTAATTCCAGTTAGTGTCAAAGATGGAGATCCAGCATTATAATAAGGAATTCCTGAGATATACCTATAAGTTCCAGCAACATTTTCACTTAACGTTGCTCCAGATATACTAGTAGTTGGGGTTGAAGTTAAATTATCTTTTACAAACTCAACAGTATTTGTATTTCCAGTAGAACTATGAAGTAGTTGCATACTGTTTAATCCAGTACTTAAACTAGAAACTGCTTTTGAAATTCTTGCTTTGAATCCTTTATATAAACCAGGATAGTAAATACTACTTGCAAAAGATGTAGAAGATCCACCAGAGTTTAGTAACTGATAATCACTTTCAGAATCAATTATGAGACTTGTATAAGTTCCAGAATCATTTCCACTTGTAAATGCTTTAGAACCATCTGCAGACTGATTCAAGTTTGCTGTAAGAGTCCCAGAGTCCCCATTATATGCGAATGTAGTAATTGGACCAGCAGTAGCAGTTCCAGAGGTAATTCTGTTTACGTTGTCTCCCGCAGATAAAGTTGCACCACCAGTATTATCTGTAAATCCAGAAGCAAGTTTTGGCGAAGTTCCAGTGGAGGAAACATTTGATAATGTTTTAGAACTTAATCCATCAGGAGCTGTTGGAGCATCATCATAAACTTTTAGTGAAACTGAACCACTTGCTGGGATAACATTGGGATTAGCAGTATTATGATTATTAAGAGTTAATGTTAAAGTATCTCTGGAAGTGGAACTATTCGTTCCTTGACCCCAAGTATGTAAAAGTCTAGATCCTGATACTCCACCATTAGAATTATCATCAGCAACAGAATCGTTTGAAGATCCATCTCCCCAGTTGACGGTATAATCAACAGTTGCACCTGATGTATTAGTTGTTGTGTTTTCTAAGTATAGTGGTTGACCTTCAACCACATAGAAGTCATTTCCACTTATTGCTGAACCACCAGAGGACGCTCTAAACAGTGAGAAAGTAACTGCTGGGTCAGGGGTGTAAACCGTAATATAATCTGCTTTTGAAACCGTTTGACTACTTCCAGCACCCACTCCATTAGAATTTTTTGCAGTAGCAGTAATTGAAAATAATCCTCCAGTTGCTTCATTATAAGTATGAGATATTGTAGAAGATGAAGAATTTAATGTGGTAGTACCATCTCCCCATGTGATATCATAAAGATTTGGATTTCCATCAAAAGTTACTACTAAACTTACATTTAAAGGAGATCCACCGACAGTTGGAGTACTTGCAAAATCTACATTAGATACTGCAGTATTTCCAAGAATATTGTATGCTAATTCATTTAGATCATCAATACCATCAACAATTCTTGTGGTATTGGTGAAGGTATTTAAAGCACCTCCAGTAACAATATCACTATCACTAGGAGTTCCTAAAGTTAAATCTCCACCTTCTCCATGGAATGAAGTTGCGGTAGTGACTCCAGTAATATTAACATTTGATGATAATTGAACATCAGATTCAAAAGTTGATATTCCAGAAACTCTTAATATACCACCAACATTAGCATTCTTTTCTACACCTACACCACCTTCAATTACTAATGCACCAGTGTCTTTGTTATCAGATTGTGTAGTGTCAGTAATTAAAATCTGAGCAGCAAAAGTAGATACTCCTGCTACATCAAGATTAGTTAGACTTAATGATGGGATAACTGAAACCCAACTTAACTCACCATCACCATTAGTTGATAACAGTGCTGCATTTATTGGAGTTTCTGGGAATGTATATGTAGTTACACCAGATAAAGTATCTGGAGACTTTAAATTAATGGAATTATCTCCATCTTTATCTACTAAGGAGAATTTTAGAGAAGTTGTTCCATCTTCTCTATCCCAATATCGATGAGAACCAAAAAATTTATTATCAGCGAGAGAACTTGTTAATCCAACAAAAAGATCATATTTATCTGTTGTAAATCCAGGTTCACCCGCTCTCAATCCTGGTAATTGAGTGTATTGTCCTCTTTTAAACTGTAGTATTGGAGTAGCCATTGATTACCTATATGAATTTAACGATTACCAAGTTCCACCATCTAAATCAATTTCATCATCTAAATCACTAGCCAATTGAGTTATCATCTGAACGGGTAAACCAGGAGATGTTGGTTCCTCAATTGCATTCACTAATATGTCATCTGGATTTACAGCAACATATTTTTGAGTAGTCCCATCATACATTAACATATATTTATCTTGAATATTGCTAGAATCAACATCTAACAAGTCTTCTATGGTGCGAGCCATAATTATTCCTGATGCTACAGAAGTTTTGGTTGGACTTTTGGGTTTGCCTAGTTTTACAGTAACTTGATTACTGGTTGTTACTTTTACTGAAATCGTCATATGCTGGAAGTTTCCTCTACTATAACGTTTCCTTGTAGAACCTTATTTAACTTATTAAGTGGGTTAGTCAATACTAAATCATAGTAACATCTTCCACTTGGTAAAGTAGAAGTAACTGTACTTGCCATGGATACTTTTACAGTTCCAGTAGAAACTGTAATAGAAGTTGTAAAAGGAAAAGATGTTGTAGACTTTGGATGCTTTCTTAACTTACATGCTGCAGAATGACCCGTTAAGTTTAAAAGACCACCATCATCTCCAGATAATGTAAAATCCTCTTCAAAGAAAGTACCTTTGTGAATGATTAGATTTACATTGCTTACTGCAGCCATTGTTCATAAACATTTTAACTATTTATTAGTATCATCAATTGACTTGTTTTTAAGCATTTTTGACAATTCTGCTGTAGATCCAACAAACAATGCATTAGTTACATTTGTAGGTCCTTTTTGAGTTTTATCTTCTTCCAAATCTTTAAGTTTTTTCTGAAGATCTAATAATTTATCTGTAGCATCAGAAACATTTTTTATTAACTGTCCAGCAACTTCATATGCTCTTGGTTGGTCACTTTCTTGAGCCAATTCTAAAACACCATTCAATGCTTCTTGACCTTTTTCTATAATTGAATATAAATTACCTCTCGTATATTCGTAATCTTTTTTTATTTCAGTTTTTGAAGAATCAATTGGTTTAGGTTCTTTTGATTTTTTTACTAATTCAACATCAACATATTTTTCTGCAGAAAAATCAGTTTCAAATGTTTGATTCAAACTATTATATTTGTCTGTCATAATAATCTCAAATTAAAAATATTCTGTACTAAATCCAAAGTCGTCTCCTGGTTCTATCAACGCATTATCTTGGGCATCTATTAAGAATACTTCAGTTCCAGAAACATGAGAATCACTTACTGTATTATATTGTGATCTATCAACTTTAACTTCAAAGGTATTTTCTCCCAAATCAGTAACTTTCTTTACTTGTAATGTTTCATTATCTATTGTTATATAAGAATCAACAACAATTCCAGACGACTGATTAACTATTATAGTAGTATCCGTAGCAGTAATATCATCCCTAACAAGTGCAAAAGCGTCTCCAGTATAATTTTTAGTTGCAATTGGTGTAACAGAATATCGTAAATCTCTTGTAGATGATGCAGGAGATCCTGCATTGAATCCAACTGTAACTTTTTTGATGATATCCTTGGATACGTTGGTATTGATTGGTCCAAATAGATATGTTTTTGCAATAAACCTTAATGTATAGATTAATGATCTTCTGGTGGAGTAATCCCCCTCATAATCATCTTGCATTGTAATATTGCTCATAACAACTGGAACGTCTTTTTTCTCTCCAATTGTAGGTGTTAAATCAATAGTTAAATTATAACTTGGTTGAAAAAATGGTAATATTTGTTCAACTATTTGTAACATATCATCATTCAATTTAGTCATAATTGCCAATTCAAATTCAATATTATATGGAACTGGCATATAACTTTTAACTATCTGAGAACTATCTTTTGCCTTTGCAAGGAAAGATTGAGTACTAGTGACCTTTCTAGATGGATCATAAGTAATTCCAACCATCTCAAAAGACATTCTTGGTAATGACATCTGAACTGATCTGTTCAGATTAGGAGATTGTTCTAATCTAGCTAAAAATTTCTGTTTAGGTCCATAACCTAGAGGAACTTGAATTGTAGAAAAAGTATCTCCATCATCATCTTTCTTTTGAATTGAAATATCGTTAAATAACGTTCCAAAAGAAATAACAGTTCTTCTTAAAATTTCGTGGTAAAAATAATCAAACATTTTTTAATTTTGTTATGGACTTCCAAAAGGATTTTTTTCGCTAAAATCTAGTAACTGATCTGCTTCAAACTCGATATCATCATTTTGAGCGAATGCATCTTTAGTATTGTATATATTTATTGGTTTAACTTTGTACTCTGCTCCAGAAGTATTTCCAGTAATAGTTTCAAAGTTTGTAAATTCTCCATCAATCTGATATACATTTAATTCATTCTTAGAAGCATCCCATGATTTTACTAATGCTGTAGTCCCACTGGTTCCTCCTGTAACAGTTTCATTCTTAGAAAATGTTCCACCAAGACCAACTATTGTGGGTGCAGCAATTGTAATAGTAGGTGCAACTGTATATCCAACTCCAGCATCGACTATTAAAATATCTGTAACCGTTCCTGCGGCACTAACTAACGCCTTAGCAGTAGCAGTTGCCAATCCTGAAGCAGGAGATGATACTGTTACTATTGGTGCATCATAATAGTTACTTCCTCCACTTTGAACACTAATTAGATGTACACCTCCATCAGAAATAACTGTAGTTGCTGCAGCACCAGAACCACCTCCACCAATAAATGAAACCATAGGTGCTGTGGTATATCCAAATCCAGCATTGATTAGATCTACACCTTGAACTCTAGATTTAGTTGGGTCTGGACCACAAAGATCAACAATATTACCAATCATTGTTGCAATTCCAACTGCGGTAAGTCCCGTACCATCTGTAGGAGCAGCAGAGAATTTTACCTGTGGTGTAGAACTATAATTTGTTCCTCTACTTGTAATAAAGACTTTCCTCACTACACCGTTAGATATAGCAGAATTTGCTGTAGCAGTTACACCAAGTCCAATTAAATTGAGTGTTTGAATATAACCTTCAGATTCTACTGTTCCATCTATAGAATTAATTCCAGTATCTACAACTTCGTCTCCATAACGGAATAGTTCACATCTTAGTTCATAAACGTAATTTTTTTGTAGTTGATAGAATGGTTTTTCATGTTCAACATACTTTATCTCAAATAATCTTTCACCTAGAGGGAAAAATATTAAATCACCCTCTTTAGGTCTACTCAGATAGTTAATTCCTTGATAGTTTTGAGTCAAGGGTGCAATTTCCATTTCAAAACGTTCTTTAGATATTGTTACAACTAGTTCATCAATATCCTGAACTCCAAATTTTGATAAGATCGTTCCTTGTCCACCATATCCATCATAAGTATTAACATATGCTTCTATTGGAGATGCATTATTGAATTCAGATTGAATAACTTCAGAAATAACAGTATTTGTAGTTAAATATTGTCTTGGAATATAATAAACCTCTACTCCATATATTTGTAATTGCTCGTTTATTAAATCTTGAACAAGACCTTGCTCTGATTTAGATCCTTGAAGAAAAAATGGATTTAACATATCAACCTATCATGTCTAAAGGTGGTAATTCGTAGTAAGAAGTCATCTTATCCATTAATAAATCAATTTCTCTTTGACCATCATCAAATAATTGTCTTCCATTTAGTTCTGTTCCACCTGGAAGTTTTACACCTTGAAATTTAATTAAGTTTTGACCCCATTGTTTTTTGATTAATGCTGTTATATATGGTTTTAAGAATGAGTCATTCCATACATCTGCATAATCTGCTGGATTTAACATTCTATAGCAATCTATAACCAGATACTGACCAACCTTTACAGTATTCCAGTCAATATCTAAGTATAATCTATCTTGACGTTTATTAAATCTTACTTTCTTTTGAGTTGAAGTTAAAAAGTTAATATCTTCAAGGTAAGATTTAACCATTGAATAACTTAATAGTTCAATAGAACTCCAGTAATACACATCATTTAAAAATAGTTGATATTTAATACTAAACATTCCACTAGAGATACTACTATCTCCTTCAAATTGAAATATTTTATTAACTCCAATTACGTATGATGGAACTTTGATATAATTACCATTTTCTTCATAATCAAAACTTGAAGATCCATCTGTAACAGTTGTTGTTGTAATACCTGCAGTACCTTTACCTCTATCAATATCTTCTTGAGTAATTTGATATTTTAATAATGCAGGGTAGACCCCATCAAAATGACGCTCTTGAAAAAATTGAATAGCATCATCAACTAGGTCATCAATTTGTTCTTCAGCAACGTTTATTTCTAAAACTGGAGCACCTAGTTTTCTTAAACAATAATCTATAAGTTCTTGTCTAGTTGATGGTTGTGCCATTTCTTTTTTGTTTACCCCTTATACTATGTATTATCTTTAACTAATGATTTTAATAAAGATTTTAGTTCATATAAATCATTTTTTATCATATCAACATCATTTTTTAATGTGTCAATTTCAATTTTTTTACGAAGATTTGTATTTCTCTTTTTTAAATAATTTTCATACTCGTTAGAATCTGTATTGATGATGGAATTAGTATTCGTATCTCTATACAGATTCTTAGAGTCTTTTACTTTTATATAATTTTTATTCATAAAGCACCAAGAGCTATTACTCTTAAATTTTTAATTTGTGGAACATAACAACTATCATTTGTAGAACCAATAATCTTAATTCTAAATTCAGTAAACGATGAAATGTCATCAATAGTATATTCATGCTCAATAAATTCTGTATTTGAGGGTTGGAAAGAATATGAATCAGATTTTTTAATTTTTATATCTGATGTTCCATCACTCAAATTATTATTAATTATTCCAGAATTATAATTTTTATATCCTGGGAAAGGAATGAATAGATTACTTTCTCCTGTAGAATATAATAACCTTACATCAGAATCTGTATTTACATATAAATCTAAAATAACTTTAATTCCAGAAGCAGGATTTTGAAGAATGATTGGTTTTGTTACATATGTGAATAAATGTGGATCATCTTCTATAGATGCGATAGAAGAGTCTTCTGCATAATTAACAGTTGGATTATTTACAACATTAGAGGTTAGAACAATATCAGTTCTAGATAAATCCATTATTGGAGTTAATTTACTATTTAAAGTTGTAAAAACAGCATCAATTGCAAGTGATTTATTAAATGCAGATTCGTTTAAAAATTCAGATTCATTATGTGTTGATCCAATTACTCTTGTTGTTTCAAGATAATTTGTTCTATTATTTTGAATAGATGTCAATGGTGCAATTTGCCAAGAATCCTTATTAGACCCTATTGATGTTCCTGTTACACTGCTCATGGTATATGATATATTTGTATCAGCAACCATCATTTCACTAATACTAGGAGTAATACAATCATACAATTTGTTATATGACATTTTTACACCAAATCCACCTATACTAGAAATAGTTCTATTAAATTTCAGATCAGTTCTTGTTCCCATATCAATCTTAATATAATATGAATCCTTTTGAATTGGATTTGATACAGTAACATCTCTTAAATCATGTGTTTTATTAATTCTTCTAAGTGAAACTCCACCAAGTTCATATTTAAATACATTAGTTCCTGAGAAGTGAGAAGATGCCTTAGTATTATCTTGTGCTCTTTGAACTCCTGTTAATTCAGTATTTGTGGTTCCAGTATATTGGAATAATTCTCCATCAATCTCTACATATCCTGGGAATTGCGGAGTAACTTGTAAATTTTCAAACTCCCTAAAATTAACTGTATCTGAAACAGGAAGACTACCTACAGCATCTACCAAATAATCGGCACTTAATGTAATAGGTACAACATCAGTCTTAACACCCTCAATTGAGACTATGTTAATGTTTGAATACATACCATGATTTTTATGATTAACTTTAATATGTTGTCCATCACTTATAACTATTGGAGAATCATCTATATAAACATTTCCACCATTTAAAGCAGATTTAGTCAATCCACTATTTAAATATTGAAGTTGATAAACGGAACTTTGTACAAACTCTCCTTGAACTTCTGCAATTTCAATTTCCTTTCTTGATAATACATCAGAAACAGTAAGAACACCATTTACTCCAACAGGACTATTTCCTAAAGATGGAACAGAAACTACATCTCCAACATTAAATCCACTACCACCATTTTGAATATTAGCAGAACTAATAACACCACCATTAATAACTATATCTGCAGTTAAGTTAATACCATCTCCACTTCTAGAAGTCAGTGCTACATTACTATAAGTAAATGAACCACTACTAGGAGTATAACCAACTCCAACACCAGTTACTGATAATCCAGTTACACTTCCTCCATAACCAATAACTGTTCCAGTTGCAGTTGTAATTCCTGGTCTTTCTTGTAATATTGTAGTTCCAAAGGTAAAATCTGTACTAGTTATAGTAGAAGATGTTGAAACTTTAATTACATTGGATTCAATTTTTAATGGATCTTGTCTACTTGACATCATGTGTACATCAGGTCTTGAGTTCAGTAATTGAACACTTCCAGAACCTGAAGTAAATTCTGCTCTATATAATTCAAATTTTAAATCTTCATATTGACTTGGAGTCCATATTGATGCATTCTGAGATTTAAATAAAGATCCTAAAATAGGTTGACTACTTACAAGAATTTGATTTTGTCTATTTTCTAAAGTTGATATATCTATCTCACCCATTTGAGATATCCAAACCTCATATTCAGTAGTATCTGAAAGTAATACTAAAGCATATTCTTTTTTAGACTCTAAGTAAACAGGTGCTTCAAATGTAATTGTTGTTGCTAGAGTAGAATCTTCAGAAATATTGATTTGTGCTGGTAAAACATCAACTTTTGAGAATGGTAGAATTTTTTTAGTAGGTTGTCCAAGTTCAACTTCTCTAATTTCAACCATTACAGGGAGATCCTTAGCTTTTTTTCTAAAGAATATATCTACCTTGGTTACAAATATTCCAGTATCATCCCAAACAGTAAATGTTTGTGCTAGAGGATCCCTTCCTCTTGGTCGAGGTGGTGGTGGGGGGTCAACTGCCTCTTGATTTAATGTAACTGAGAAGTTTACATTTTTAGATTCTACAAAAGTAGTATCTACTTCAACTTCAGCATTTCTAATTGATAATGTAGTGTTTTGAGATACATCTGTAGTACCTTGACTATAGAATATTGATTCTGCAAATGATTGTATAGATCCAGGAATTTGTGAATTTGTTGCACTATTAGTTAATCTAAGAGTAGATCTTCCTGTATCAAATTTTGGATTTCCTGTTACTGTTGGATTAGGAATTCTAAAAGATCCGGTCAAAGATCCAACTGAATCAGAAATTAAATCTACACTAATAATAGTTGCCTCTGCTCCACTGGTTTGTCCTCTAATTATTGTTCCTGGTTTTATAGTTCCAAGAAAATCACTTTCAGTATCTTCACCTAGAGAGAAAGTATCTATATTTAATGTCTTACTATTATTTGTATACTCGGAAGAAACATTAGAACCTCTCTCGTAAATATTTTCTCCATAGAATCTGGTTGGTTGTAAGTATGATCCCTCTTTATGATTTGAAGATGCAATTCTAAAAGTTCCTGTATTATCAAATTCTGATTCTCCAGTGACAAAACCTGAATCAACTTTATTCATAGTTACTGCAGTTTCACCTATCTGGAATTTTCCAGATACCATTTGAATTTTTATAAGTTTATTAAAACAATGGTCTGAAACATCAACACCATCAAAAAATGGATACATTTTTGTAAACGGTTTTAATCCACTACATACAAATTCAATATTGATTGATCTCATTACAGTGTTAAGTTCGCGACTAACAATACGATCACCTAAAGATTCTGTTTCAATACTTTCTGATACTGTATATTGGATACCGTCTCTTGTTTGCCCAAGTTCAATATTATTTTGAGTTGTAATAGTTCCCCATTGACCTGCAGTAGTATCATTCTCATCTACAACAGTTTCTAGATCTTGAGATAGAATACCAGTAGTTTCCCATGAATTCCAGATAACAGGACTTACTCCAGATCTCAATCCATCATTAGAATCTACAATATCAACTTGTAAGGCATTTGCAATAGATTCAAAAGAACCCTCAAGTGATACATTATTTGCTTCTATAACTCTAGTATCGATCCAAACATCTGTATTTGGATTTAATTTAACAGACCCAGAATAGTCTTTAACTAGATATGGTGTAACATTTTCTACTCTAGTTGCAAATGGTTGCTTCAACCAACTCTGGTCTTCATAATTGAGTGTTAATAGATCTCCATTTCTTCTCATATTATTAGCAATTAATCCTGTAAATCTATAATCTTGTTTTTGATCTACAGTTGTTTGAGAAGCAGAAATCATACTATCATTTGAAGCCTCAAGTTTCATTTGAGTGGTATTATGAGAAGGTCTTAAAATACCTCTCTTTGTATCAATAGAATTTTTTACTCCACCAGAAACATCTTGAGGTTTTAATGTTGTAAAATTATCTACAAAAAATCCAGATTTAAATCTATTAAGTCCAGTTCCATCATCTACGAATAAATTTTTAGTTTTTGATTCAAGTAAGGATAAACTAGTTATTCTTTCTACTGTTTGAAGACGTTTATCTAGTCTTGCGATATCTTTCATTTGATATCTCTTATGCTCATTAAGAGTTATCTTACAATCATTAACTGAATACAAATATGGGGGTAAGAATACATTAGCAACTCTCATAGAACCAGGAATAGGTTCTAATATTTTTGGATCATCTTTGGAAGAACCAGAAACTACTGTAAATACTCCTTTCTTATCTAAGAAGATGCTATCATATCTTGGCAAATAGTAACTAAAATTTAAAGATAAAGAATCTGATCTAGAAATTACATGAGGAGTACTATGAACACCTCCAGAGAAGTCTCTACCTAAAAATTCAAAAGGAGATCTTTGTCCTATTGATGGGGTGTAAGAATTAACTCTTGGTCTAAGATCAACTAAATCAGTTAATCTAACTCCATTAATTTTTTGTATTTCTCTATTGTAATCAAATGAGGAATATGATTGTACTGTTGTAATGTCTCCAGAATCTGAAGGATCGTAATAACCCTTACTGAAAAATATTTTTATTCTTCTAAGTGGAGCATCAACTCCAGATTTTCTGACTAATTTTGAATGACCATAGTAACTTGGTTTTTGCCCATTTTCCAAAATAAATGATGAAGTAATGTCTTTACTAATAGCTGTAATTATAGAAATTTGTGCTGAACTAGATGAAGATTTAAAATCTACAATTTCTTCTAGTAAAAATACTTCACTATTTAAATATACAAATCTAATTTGCGTATCATTAATATTTCCCAAATATAATCCAATTGCTCCAGAAGATCTTCCAACAAACGTTTCTCCAACAATTAAATCTGAGGTAGTTGCAGTAGATCCAGATAGTGAACCCAATGTCATTACAGGAGCATCTGGATCACTGGTATTAATAGATTCATATACGGCATGAATCTTTATAACATCAGGACAGGTAAGTGAAATTTCTCTATCTTGAACTCTGGTTCCATATGGATAATTATCAAAAAGTAAACCATCATTTAGAGTATTTCCTCCAGATCCAGATGCTCTATTTGAAGATTTAAATATAGTAACAGATTCTGCAACTCCTTTAATTTTCTTTTTAGATGAAATATTAGTTTTTCTCAAAGTTGCAATTAATCTACAACCAGTATCATTAGCACCTAAATTATTAATTTTTAATTCAGTTGACCCAGATAATAATTGAATTTTATCTTCAGTTAAAACTTCAAAAGTATTATTAGATCTAATTAAAGTGTATCTACTTTCATCAAAGGGTAAAAATGTTTCGTTTGGATTTGCCGCAACAATACCTGTAGAATTATTTGTAATATTTACGGTAAATTGTTTCCTAATTGTTATATCAGTATTAAGAAATTCTACAGAAGAAACATTTTGTTTAGGAAATGCACTAAACAATGAATTATTATCTGCTTTGTTTCCTGTATATTCAGTATTGGAAATTCTTGATTCTAATACTTTAAAATCACTTACACCAATCTCACTAGATGGTAAAGTACCATAATTTACTCCAGGTACTGCGGTAGTTTCATCAACACTAATAGTGGTTAATGTTTTAGATGAAACAACAGCATAAGTAGGGTCAGATTGTCCGAGTGTACTAAAACTTACAATATCACCTAGTTTAATTTTTTGTATTTTTTCCGGTGCAATAGTTACAGCAGAAGTTGATCCAGCTTTAGCTGCAATAGTAGCAGAACCAACATTAAATTTAATACCCTGAATTACATCTCCATTAAAATTTGCTCCACTTGCGTTTGAGAAAATTGATTTTACATCAGAGTATCCATATCTTACTAAAGAAGTGATATATCTTCTCTGGAAGTTTTCAGAATCTAAAGTTGTTTCATTGTTTAATATTCTTATTGGTTCATTAGGAACAAACTCTCCTTCAACACCATAAAGAATTAATGTTGTAGATGAACTAGCTGCAGATCTTAAAAATGCTTTTGCTCCAGAATTTTCGCCAATAATTCTAGATGGTGTTCCTAAATCAATAGATTGATTTACAGTTAATATAGTATATAATTGAACATCAAAAAGTGAAATACTCCATTTATTCTTATCTGGCGTACTAGAATCATATGATCCACTATCTAAGTAGAAATCATATGCTCTAGCAACACCTATCTCAGTTCCAGATTGTGCGCTATCAGAAGATCCAATTCTGGTATTCATTAAAGAAACATATTCTGTTGTATTAAATCCTAAAAGAGGAGATCCATATACTCTGTTAAGTTTTAATGTTGGACCAAAATCAAAATTTATAGATTGTCCAGTTACAGTTTTAGTTTGTCTAGGTTTAAGTATATCTACAAAGGTTGTCGGTGTATCTACTTCATATCCTTTTACATAGGCTTTTCCTGGACTTATTTTATAAGTCGCAATAGATTCATCAGGAGAATTTCCAGATCTTGTTATCTGACCTGGTTTATAAATTCCATTATTTGTTAATCCATCGTTCAAACTATCTTTTAAAGAAATATTAAAAGATTTTACGTAATAGTCCCCAGATTCATCGCGAGTTCTTCTCGCAAGTTCTTCTTCAATAATGTTATAGTCAGCCTTAGTTTCTACTGTTACTAATTCACCTTTTCTTATTTCAGCTAATTGGATAAAGTTTTTGTCATCAAAATCATCTAAAGATTTTTTATCTAATTTAGCAGTTATCTTAAGTCTATCTGCACCTGGAGCAGAAAAATTACTAAAACCCTTAGCATTATCAGTTAAACTAGGATCATCATAATAATTTACAATATCTTCTTCAATACTCAATCCTATTCTAAAACTAGCACGGGTATCATACTGATTAAGTATTAAAATATCTCTCTGTACCTTTACAAAATGGCCTCTAATGAAATATATTCCTTCCTCTATAGTAAATGCAGATGATTCTGAAATTGCATTTACAATTTTAGTATTTGCAAACCCTTCTCCAATAGAAATAAAGACATTAGAAGTTACTTCTATAGGGGAAGTTGCCTCTAGAACTTCATTATCAAAGAAATTTACTTTACTTGAATCGTTTGATGTATTAATCAAACTTACATATAAAGTAATCGTATTATTATCAGACTGCTGCTCATTGATAGATGTTAAAACTCTAGCAGTAACCCCAGATGATCTTCCTTTAATGGTAAGTCCATTCAGTTGGTCAGTATAAGAAGTAACAGGAATTCCTGCAAATAAAGAATTTATTTCTACAGCAATAACATTAATATAATTTGTTTGACCTGGAATTACAACAGAACCTTCCTTAAAAAAGTGACTACCAAAACGTTCAACTTGATTTTGAAGTATCGTTTGTAGAGTGGTTAATTCTCTAGCCTGAATAGGATATGACGGTTTAAATAAAACTTTATGAAAGTTTTTGTCCTCATTAAAATCATCAAAATAAGGACTTACATTAAGATTGGTTTCTTGAGGCATGATACTTAGAACTGTAGTATAACTTTAATTAATTCTTTTTGATTCTGTGATCTTGTAATCGGGGGTCTATTATCAACATAAATTATGTTACCCGAATACTTTTCAACTTCTGGATTTGCAAGACCGTTTACAAAACTTTGCCCGAGATTATATGTTCTATTATTTATCTGTATAGTTGAACCAGTAAATGCTGTATCAATTTGAAGAACTATCTCTCCTCCATTTCCACGAACATCTATTGATCCATTTCCACTAGGAGTATTAGTAAAATCGTAACGATCTAAACCATAATCTGGAGTATAAGTAATTGTTCCACCATATCCTAATCCATGAGTATATCTATCATTCCAATATTTTAGTATTCCTGTGCTCTTATTGTATGAAATTACTCTAGCTATAGCAGTTTGTCCCGTTCCAACTGTTTGTTGAATTAAACTATCTTCATTAAAAGAAACATCATTAAATCCAGTTCCAATAAGTTTTATCGCAGATACAGAACTTGCTTTATCTAAACTTAAAATATCCGTAGAATCATAGACAGTTGGATTTTGAACAAGACCAACTCTTGATATTTGATTTTCTAGAATAAAGTCTGGATTTTCTAAATCATTTTCAATAGAAGAAAATACCATTACATTAAATGCTCCAAGTTCACTATAAATGTCAGCACCATGACCACCTTTTGGTGGAATTATAACTTCAAAGGAAGGTTCTAAAGTATTTACTGGTACTCCTCCACTAACATAATCTACAATTCCATATGTATATCCAGATCCACCATTAGTAACAATAATTCTATCTATTCTGGAATCATTTCCAATTACAATTGATGCCTCTGCACCAGTACCATCACCTTTAATTGGTACATTTGTAAAGATTACATTTGCTGTTCCTAATCCAACACCACGATTTTTTATTATGACATTTTTCAGTTGTCCACTAGTACTTGCATGATTTCGTACATCTGATGTATTTGAATTAGATTCCCAATTATCTGGAACAGGTATATAATTGGTAGAATCAAATTTTATAATTTCACTAGGTTTTATTGTATAAAGATATTTCCAAATATATCCATCTCCACTCAAACCAGCTGCTTTTGGTTCTAAGTCAGTAAATGTTGGTTGATCTAATGATGGTCTACCATTTGGGTGCTCAGGATCAGTTCCATTGTTTAAACAAATATAAACTCTATAATCTTCATTAACAACATAATAGTTTGAAGCATAGATGCTAGAAGAACTTGAAGAATTTGTTAAATTAGTTCTACTAATATCATTTCTGTACATATCATAGACATTTTCTCTCGTCCAAATATTTTTCTTTACAACATGCCTCACATCATCATTATTAATTTTTTTCAATGCGATAACAGTATCCCAATAATCATTTTCTTCATTACTATTATCTTTTGGTGCTGGAGGAGTTACATTCCAATTTGAATCATAATCAAAGGGATTGGGCAATCCAATAAAAGAATAAAATGAATTGCTAGAATTTCTCACAGAATTTACAAAATTCTTTGCATTTAAAATTCTTAATTGATCTGTAATTATTGCAGCCATTGGTAGATTTTTAGTTATTTATTATAGAATTTAAAGTTTAAAAATGATTTTCTTCTAACTAACGGTAAATCATCTGTATTAGAAATATTATTGGGGAATCCAAATGTATAATTTCTGGATTTTCTATCGGTAGCAATTATTCTACCCCAACTATAAGAACCAAAATAATATGGGTCAGATGGAGAACTAATATCACTAATTATAGATCCATAACTATTAACACTAACAATTACACTTAAGTTACTATAATCTGCAATAGTTAGTTCAATTCCATCAGCAACTTCAATTTCTCCAGTACTATCAATCATGGTTGCAGAAGCAACTTCAGTGTTAACTGTTATGACTTGACTGGTTGAGACTACATTATCACTAATCTCAGTATCAATAACTTTATATATGTTATCGATAAATGAACTAGATTGGAATACTAAATCACCTTCACGATCTAAACTATTTAACCCACTTCCTATATTGGAATTACTAATCTTAAAGTAATAGTCTTGTTCTAATCTAGAAGTTGTAGCAGCAAATCCAGAAATAGATTTATCTCTTAGGATAGAATCTCCTGGAATTTCTAATTGAAGTTTTAATCCATTAGGTGCTCCAGGAATAGAAGTTAATCCTACTCCAACAATATCTCCATAATCACCAAAATATTTAACATCTTCTAAAGTTTCTGATTTTAAATCTGGTTTGTTTACAGTTACTATTGGGGGACTTACGAAATTAGTTCCAGTTTGAGCAATACTTACTGCAGAAATTGATCCAACAGTATCATCAATAGTTGCAATTAATAGAGGAACTTCACTAGAAGCAGTTCCAATATTAGTGTCAACAGTAATTATTGGAGGATAAGAGTACCCAGTTCCACCATTGATAATGTTAACTTGATTAATATATCCACTAGCATTTAATCCAACTGTTAACTGTGCTTGCGTACCTTCAAATTTTGAAATAATTTCTACAGTATTACGCTTTTCATCAGTAGCATTTTCCTTTTCACTGCTAAAGAATGGTAGTAAAGTATCTACAAATATATGAGTAGATCCTATTCCAACGCTGTTTATAACATTGCAGGTGGGATAAATTTGAGGTTCAAGACTTACTCTATCTTTCGTAAAGGTATCATTTCCAAGTACTAGATCATTTCTTTGCTTACACCACACTAGAGGACGCTGTAAATCAAAGATACTACTAATTCCTGGTCCAGAATATGGATTGCTAATAACAGTGTCAATAGATTCTATTGATTTAACCATTCTTTCATTTTCCTGATAATAGAAATCATCACTATTAATGGTTACCTTATCTCCAGGTTCTATCGTCTCGATAATATCATTAAATACAACATCAACACCAGGAGTTCCTTTGTAGAATATAATTTCACATTTATCTCCCTTCTTGGGTGCTTCTGCAAAAGTTATAAAACTTCCACCCTCAAACTTGTATCCAACATCAGGTCTTTGTAGGATATTATTAACAAGAACCAATAGAGTCATCTTTAAATCAATACGTGATCCTTCCCTAGCAATTATTGGATAAATTTCACCATTTAATGCCAATGGGAATGTTGAACGTTGACCATTAAACATATTATCAATATAATCTAATGGTTGGAATTCACCCATTGACCATCCAGAGAATTTATCAATATAAACTTTATCCAATGTAATTTGTAATTCACTGAAGGGTTTTGAATTATCTAAAGGAATTCCATAATCACCATCAACAGGTATAGTTAGAACATCAAGATTATCATATGAATATCCATAATTTTTAATTTCAAATGTCTCTATAGATCCGTCATTACTAACTACAACGTCTACAGTTGCTTCTGTACCAATTCCATTTACAGGAGAAGATGAACTATAAATTAACGGTATATTATCATATGTTTGTGGTTCATCAATTACAACCATTGGAGGATAAAATTCATTTGATATATTAATTGGATTTGTGATAGTAACACTATATACATTTCCATTTGCTACATTTGCAAAACCAATTACTTCATCTAATGTTGATTGATAATCATCGGAAGATAATCCTACTAATCTAACTTGAATTCCTTGATTTTGTTGTGATTGTCTGTAACCAGATCCAGAATATCCTATACTAATAGACTGGAGATCATTAGCTACATTGTAAACTGCAGTTCCTCCTGCCCCAGATAAAGATTGATATCCTGTAGCATCATTACTAGAAATCTGTTGAATAACACCACCGACTGGAATATTGAAAGTGTTTATATCATAATCTTGACCTGTTTCAGACTGAACAAAGAAAATAGTACTAATTCCTGTTCCTCCAATATAGTAAGATCCATCAATAGCAGGGTTGCCATCTCTCTTAGGAATTTGGAATATATCCTTAATGAGAATAACAGCATTCATGTCCTCTAAATCATGTACATTATACTCATTAGATTTTATGAGTAAATTATCTCTACGATTTTTAAACTGTGAGGAAACATCATCAAATATATAATTTTCTCTGTAAGTAGTATTTGAAGATCCAACTACACCAGATCTAAAGAAAGCTCTTCCATAGAAAGAAGAACTAGTTTGTATTCCTGTAAAGTCTACTTCATCAGGATTAGATGTTTCTTCGGGAGTTAGAGACATTGGATCTCCAACAAAAGTCATAAAGTTTTCATTAACATTGTAATTTCCACTATACTTTCTAACTTCAGATCCTGAAAGGTGAGATTGAATTCCAACATTCATCCAATCTCTTCTTACTCTACAAATGTTTTGATTTTCACCAACACCAACATCATCAATCAACATATATTCATTATCAATTTTAACCAAATCTCCTGTGTAAATTGATCCAATACCACTTAAACTTATAAATGGTGTAGAAGCATTAATAGTTGAATTTAGTGTAGTTTTAATTGGTGTGATAGATATTGGAGATTGAATAACATTATCAATAGTAACTAAACATTTTTCAATTTGTTTATCTGACTGTAAGAAGTGACTATTTCCAACACCAACAGAAGAGAATGATAATAAATTAGGTAATTTACCTAAAGCATCTTCAGCAGTTGCACACAATGAAATTTGTTTTGTATTTACTCTTACGGCATATACTTCTGATGGTAAAATATCAGTTAATCCAATTCCAGGTATAGTTGTTTCTTGAATTGAAATAGGAACACTTCCCTCATTATAAGAATATCTTAGTTTTTCTCCAGTTACAAAATTATTTCCAGGAATCTTAATCGTACTACTACCAATACTTACGATATTATTATCAGATCCATCAAATGCACGTTTAAATATTGGATAAGTATTATTAAACATTTCAAAAGATCTATTCAGAGTAATTGAATATCCTCCGAAGAAAGAGTTTGATCCACTAATAGAGAAATTTCCAAGATTTACTTCTTCCAAATCTGTATTATTAGGATTAGGTATTCCAACCGTCTTCATAAATCCACGAACTTCAATATTATCAGTTCCATAAAGTGGAACAAAATTTATAAAGGTTTCAGTTCCAGACAATGTTGAAGTAAAGTATCCATGTCTATAATCATTTACCCCAATAGTTCCATACTCAGTTATCAAAGATTCTGAATTTTCAGGATCAGATAGTACTAGTAACTCTGTACATTGATGCTCATTACTAGTCTTATTTTCAATAGTTACGAATAGATATGCACCAGATTCAAATTTATTATTGAAACTAGCAATTTGATTTTCATCTAAAGAACCTATTGGAATATCTTGATATATTGATCTAACTGAACCTGTATTTAAATTTGTACTACCAAGAGATACATTATTAAAATCATTAACCTTAATAATTGATGAGTTAAAATCACAATCGAAAGGAAGTGCTGAATTTGCAATAAAATCAACTTTAATGAATCCACTTTCTTCATAAGCAAAGTATGTTCCAAGTCCAGGAGTATCATCAGATACTATTTTTCCATAATCCAAAATATTAACTTCAACAGAATCCAAAATAGTTGATCCAATATAACTATCTGCAACGAAAGTTAATTCGTTAACTTGTATATAATTATTAGTATCACTACTAATTGCTACAACTGCTTTGGCAGATCTAAAATCTGTTTTTGGTATTGATATTACAGTTTTACTAGTAGACCCAGTTGATCCTAAAGCATATGCTCCAAATAGATCTACAGTATCACCTAATGATATTGTATTGATGCCAACATCATGATTGATATCAAGAGATAATACAGTATTACTAAAGTCTTTAGCTTCAAATTTTGAATCTTCGGATGGTACAAATTCTAAAGTTATTAAATCACTATCAACGGTAAAGTTATAACTTCCTGAATATTCTTTATCACTTGCAATAACTCCATATTCATCAGTATACACTTGTTCACCAGAAAATGCAGCTGATAGTAATGAAATCTGTTTTTTATTTTCTTTAGTTGTATATTGTGAATATGTAAGATATTTTTTGTGTCTCTTTTCGTTTACATTGAATTGATCAAGTAAAACAGTTCTTACATTTCCTCCAATAACTTGCGATCTATCATCAGGAACTTGTATCTCAACTACTCTATTACCAATAGATTCAAAGTAATCACTTAATATTCTAGAATTAAATACAATTTTATTTGAAACTAATTTATCTGATATATTTTGAGTTACTTCATTAACAAGGTCAAAATCATTGTAGCAATCTAAATCAATTTCACTTACCAATTCTGATATTCCAACAAATTCTCCATTATTTTGATCTGTGCATATACCAGAAATTAACTCACAATTTCCAGAAATTTCTGTTGGAGATGTTTCAATATTTAATTCAGAAAAATCTTTGAATCCTGCTGGATGCACTAAAGATCCTACAGTTTCTCCCCAAGTATCATAAGAAATATCACTATTTAAAGAATATGAAAATCTTTGATAGTAATCACTATCATGAATTCTTTGAGTAGATTCATTTAAGAATCCTTTTTGATCTATCCAATTATTATAGAATATATTATAAGCACCTAGGTTAAAGGTTGATTTTGTAAATGTATTTTTTATAATTTTTGATAAATTTCCAGAAGACTTTCCTATAATTTCACCATCTACAGGGAAAACTGAATTAGATGCAAGTTTCAAAGATCTATTTTCATAATTCCAATCTAAAACATTACCTTTAAGATTTCCAGATACAACTTCCTCCCCAATATTGAAATTAATATAATCTAAAGAAACATTAAATTGAGGTAAATCACTTTCTTTTACAACTCTACCAAAGGACAACTGTCTAATAAAATCTCCTGCTGTAGAAAAATCATCCAAGTATGATCCTAAACTATAACTTAAGGTTGGTAAAAATCCTCCAATATTTGCATCTATATCTGTAATTTCAAAGAAATTATAATCATAATCTGAAGAATTATATCCAGAACCATTATCATGAACAATATTTTCAACTAAAATATTGTCTCCTATAGCAAATGGGAAATTTTGTGGTTCACTATATGCAGTATCTAATTGTATTGTTACTTTTTTAGTTTCATCATTATAAGTTGCAGAACTAATTCCAACTCCATTACTATTATTAATTGTAAAAATTTTAGGTTCTTGTGAAATTAATGATTGCTCATTACTCAAAATTTCTACACTTTCAGTTATTGGATCATAAACCATAGAAATTTTATCAGTTGGTAAATTATCATATCTATCAACAACTATAATATCATGCTTAGTTGTATATCCAACTCCCCTATCAAAAACTTCAATAGTTCCAATTTTATATCTAGGTTGAACTTTTAATAATTGTGGGAATATACAAGTAGGTCTCAGTGTAATATCAGAAGAATACTCAAAGGAAATGTCAGGAATAATTATATGTCTAGGTTTTCCAATATCTTGAGTAACTGGAGTTAGGAAAGCACCATATCCATGATCAGTTTTTATAGATTGTACTAAAGGTTCTCGATTATAGAATTTATTATAAGAATTCAATAAAATATTGTTTATTGGACCGTAAGCATTCAGTGAATCTGTATTATAACTAATATTATTTTCAATTCCAGAGTAATAGTCACTCTCTAATGAAGTATTATTAAAACACCTAAACGAAAAAGTTGAAATTCCAATAATATTATAAGTTCCATTATATCTACTTGTTTGTAGATTTAATAAATTATTATTCTCTATTGTATCAAAATCGTTTATATATTCTCTTTTTTCAACAGGAAGTAAATCTTCATCTACTGTAACTAAACTGTAATATAATTGAGAAGGAACTTCATCAGTTATGTTTAATGTAAGTTTAGCATCAGAAGATATTCCTGCTTGACCATTGAAAACTACATTAAATTTGTTAGTTTTTTCTGAAGTGAAAAATTCATTATGGAAATTGGAATCTTCAAATAAATTTAAAGTGAATGCAGATATAGTCTTTCCAAAATAATCACAGGACAAGGAAGAATCTGAAAGATCAAAAACAACAGTAGAGTTTTTATACACTACTATCTCAGGATTGATCTTAGCTACATATCCAGGATGTTGAGCAATTATATTTACTATTTCAGGATCACTTTGAATTGATTTATAATAATTTTCTGCAAATTTTATAGTATTTGAGTCTACTGAAATAACATTTACAATTCTATCATTTCCTAGATCTGTAATTGATTCGGAAGATTTATATATTATTTTTTCTCCAGTTTTAAAGTTATGATTAGGAATTGTAATTGTATTTGTAATCATATTTACATCAGAGTCACTGAAGTTGATTGGATTAACAATCATTCTTCTATTAGCATCATTATATGCAATTTTAAAATTAGTAGTGACTCCCGACTTTACATCAATCTCAACAGTATCATTAACAAGTAATCCATGAGTTTGTGCCGTAGAAACTGTAATTATATTTCTTTCTGCATTAATCAATGCAATATCATCTAAATCTGTTGTAAATTTATGATTATTCTCAGTTCCAGCATATGAGAAATAAACTAATGCATCATCAAAAGTTACTGTAGATCCGTAACTAACTGATTTATATTTTGAACCATCATTTTGTAGTCTTTGAGTTGAAAGACCAATTATATTAGGAGATAACCAAACTGTATAAAGTTCTTGTCCTTCAACTAAATCAACCGATGTTGATCCATCTAGAGAAATTTTTATTGGAGCACCTGAATTTGCAGAATAAACTAATTTGTCTCCTGTCTTTAACCTATGATTTCTATAATATATCGATCTAGTATCAACAAATACTTGAGTACTTCCTGTAGATACATTTGGTATAGGTAATGTATTTCCAATTCCAGGTCCATGTGACAGTCCAATTGAAACTGTGTTTTGAGGATCAAAATAAAGAGTTTTATTCAATCTTGATTTAATATCAATTTCATCAGATTCGAGATTGAATTTTATTTTTCTAAGTTTTTGATATAAAACTGATGTTATAGAGTGTGCAAGACCAACTGTTCCATCTACCGCTCTTTCAACTCTAACATATTTGTTGATATTATCAACTTCTAATACTCTTAATTTTTCATCATTTATTTGTAAGATATCATCAGGCATTAAGGATGGAAAACTAAGATCTCCATATAAACCTATATTAGTAATAGATCCTGTAAGAATACTATTGGGTAGGGGTGTTTTTAAAGTATAATTAGGTACATTACAATCTAATGTAAATAACTCATTTTTAATTTTATTTGAAACATCTGTGGAGAATCCAGATAATTTAACAGAATCTAAATTATTAAATTGATGGAAATTTGAAGTTACTCCAATATACTGAGAACTGTTAATTTCAATAATTTCAATATCACTTTCAATATAAGAGTCATATGAAATACTATCTACTTTTCTACCATCAATACGACTAATTTGTACTGTTTCTGATACTTCACCATCTTTTTCTAAAGCTATAGAAATTACATCTCCAACTTGATAATTATTTCCAGAATCTATAACATCAAATGAATCAACTTTTCCGATAGATGTATAATCTATTTCTGCACTTTGATTTGAAGAATTTACTGGATTGTTGATATAAGAATAACTAACATTACTATCATTAAAATTATAATCTGTAGTATTTCTTAAAAGTTTGTTCTTAATAGGATCATATTTTTCTTGGTCATTATCAGAATTGAAATTAAATTCAATTGGTTTTGACTTATAATTTGCACCAATAAAATATGGATATACCGGTCTTCTAAATCTTCTAAATGGAGAATTTGGATCGGAGTCAAAAGTATTAGGATCTATAGTAGCAAAATATGCATATACACCATTTGGATATTCTGGAGTTTTGCAGTATCTTCCATTATTTTCATCAAGATCTCCAGTGTTTGCAAAATAAAAATCTCGTATAAAGAATCCACCTTCATACCCAGAAGGTCTATTTAAATCGTAGGTAGGTACAGAAGTATATCCACTCTCTAAACATTTTATTCCACCACTTCCATCTGCATTTGCAAATCCATATGGTCCATATATTGGATGTCCATCATAAGACCATCCAATAATTGGGGAGTGCCTGTCAGATTCTTTTTCATTACCAGATTCATCTATAGTTAAGTCTTTCTCGAAAGTTAGTTTTCCAGCAACAAACTTTTTACCAAATATTGTTTTTCTAAGTTCTCTAGGAGCATATAAATGAGTATATTGTATTCCATACTTACCGTCTCTAATAAAACCATCATCATTCGTAATTAATCCATATGTAGATAATTTCTGTACTTCATTAATTTTCCACTCATCAATTCTAGCTTCTAATAATGCATTATTACCTGAAGGGACAACAGTTATAGTTGTAGAATTTTTTTCATATCCAATTCCTTTTGAAAATATTACAACCTTATCAATTTTACCATCGACCAATACAGGTACTAATTTTGCACTAGTTCCAGTTCCATTAACTACGATATCGGGAATAGAAAAGTAATTTTTACCACCACTCTTTATCAAGACTGCTTCAATTCTACCATCAATAACAATAGGTTCAAGATCTGCATTACTTCCAGTATCTATCTCAAAAGTTGGTTGTCTATTATAATTAACAATTTTGTCAGATCCATATCTACTTCCTTCAGAATTAACAAACGCTCTTTTTACTTCCCCTTTAAATATTGGTTGTAGAATAGGTCTTCTTGTTATTGAGCTAATTCCTGTTACCTCAACTTTAATCGGAGGAAAATCAAATTGATGAGTAGATCCAGGTTGGACAGAGGTAAAATCAACATGTTGATTTGTTTCTAAGTTAAAGTTTTCAGCATTACCTGGAATAGTAGAAATTTCACACAATCTAAAATTATTTTCATCAATAACACTGACTAGATAATTTCTTTTATCTACTAATCCTCCTATAGCATCAAAAGTTTTAACTCGGGTATAAATTACAGTATCCCCATTTTTATATCCGTGATTTTTTACATAGATGGAATTATCATGAACATCTATGTTCTTAGATGGAATGTTTACTCTTTTAGATCCATAATCATATCCAGGGTTAGTAATTACTATAGATTCTAATTTATTTTTACCTCTTAAAGATCTTATTTTATGAACCCCTTTTCCAAAACCACTAAGATTTATGGTATTAATTCCAGAAGAAACATCATCTAATTTATTAAACAATTTAATGGAAAAATCATCCAAAGTTTTTACATAATATTCAGATCCAGTTTCAAGTCCAACAACATTTTGTTGATTAAATTCTGGATCATATATTACTTGTTCAAAATCTCTAAATCTATGGAAAGTAGTAAATCCAATAATATTATCAGTTAAATTAACCCTTCTAGAGTCAGCAGCATTAAATGTTAGAACATTTTCTACAGTTGCTAATTTTGCTTCAGCAGAAGCATCTCTTCCGTTACCTCCAATAATCACAACTTTTGGATCTGAATAAAAATCAAATCCTGGATCAATTATATCAATGCCGACTAAAGAACCTTGAATTTCAATTTCAATACTTGCTCCAACACCAACAGAGTCTTTTACAGTTACTTTTGGTGGATTAATAACATCATATCCAGATCCACCTCCAGAAACTACTACTTCTTTAATTCCACCATAAAATAGAGAATCTTTTGAAATATTATTTGATATTTCGACACCATTATTTAAAATTCCAATAGTATCATAGTCATTAATAGGATAATTTTTATCTGAATATGATGGATTAGAAATTTTCTTTATAATTTTTGCAGTTTGCAAATTAGAGTTTTCATATTTTTCAAGAACAAAAGTATTTTGAAAAACTTTATTATTTACAACATTTCCATCCGAATCAACATAAGAAGAATTAGTTGAAGATACATCAACAAAATTGTTATCAAATAAATTTGCTCTACTACTAGATAATTGGAACGATGATTCATCTACTCTAGATACATAATAGAATCCAGCAGGAATACTAAGTTTATTATTACCTTCTCCAGGAATATATTTAATATAGTCTCCAGTAATAAAGTTATGATTTGGTAGTAATACAAAAGATCCGTTAAATCCTCCAGAAAATACTCTAATAGGATTTTGAATGTTTACCCTATAATTTGGTAATGATGAAGAAGTTATATACAAATTATTATCATTATCATAATAAGTATTCTGAATATTTGTATTGCTGTCAGAAGAATTTTCAAAATTAGGAGCATCTAATTTTTGTAATTTTCTCTTTACATATAAAATATCAGTTTCTATAATGGAAGCGACTGACGCATCTAGTTCTATAAAGAAAGTTTTTTTATCTTCAACATCTATAATTTTATATTCTTTTTCTAATAGGTTTTTAAATCTTATAACTATTTCTTCACCAATTTTAAATTTATTTTCTGATAATGTTTTTAACTGATATAACCCACTTACAGATTGAACAATAACAGAATCGATATTATATTTTATTGGAAGATTATAAATTAATTCACTATTTCTGATATCAAGAAAATCTGTTTTTCCTAAAGTCTCTAATTCAATTCTATCACCTTCGCGGTAAAAATAATCACTATCAACAGGTTCTACTCCACTAGCAATAGAAGAAACTCTAAATCTTACCTGAGAATCTGTAGAATCACCAACATACACGTATGCATACGCACTAACCCTTACAAATGAATTTTCAGGTATCTCAAAATTAATTCCTGAACAATCTAAAAATTGATTATAAGTTTTAGATCCATATTTAATAGTATATTCTATATTTGTTCCTTCAACACGATAAATGATATTTCCAGATACTGGGAAACCTAAAGTTGACTCTACGTTAATTACTCTTGAGTTTGGATCAACTCTTTCAGTGACAGTAGTTTTTGGATGAATAGAAAAATCACCAATTACAGTTCCAGAAGTAACAGTAATATCTTTATCATAATCATAATCTAATTTAAGAGTATAATAATTTTCTTTACCTAATGATAGTATTTGAACATCACTTACTGAACCTTGAGCAAAATTAATATTATTTGCAAGATCTTCATCTTGAAATATTGTTCTGTTTTTAATATCTTCAAAATTTCCTGATAAAATTTCTACTGTTAAATTCTGAGAAACTCTAAATTTTGCTTCCGAAGGTTCAATAGTACTTTCAAATGGTTTAGTTATAGATACATTTTTCCCGTATAAAGCACGGAATAAAATTTTAAATGATTCGTCAGATCCCTTTGAGGAATAAAAATCTACAGAGTTAACTAAGAATGTATTTTCATTTAGATCTTCAGTTAGACTTAGATTTTCAAATCCAGGAGATATTTGAGATTTTAACTTTTCTAAAAATAATCTAATAGATAATCCACTAATATTTTCTACTTTAGATTGATCAATATGTGCTGCTACTTTTGTTGAACTAAAAACTAATTCTTCACTTTGAGAAGATTTACTAATGCCACTAAATCCACGAACACAAGATTTAAATGAATTATCTCCTCTCTCTTTATATAAAATAATTTCATCATCAATTTTAATAAGACCATTTTTATCGGGGAATCCGATAGTATCAGTTACAAATACTTCATCATTAAATATTTCTAAACTAGAAGTTAAATTAGTATGCTCTGGAATATTTGACAATACATCCAATTTAACATACTTATCTACATTTTCAAGTAAATCAATTGGCAATGCTTGACCATCAATCGAATTATAATACTGACTTAAAAAGTCACCTATTAACGGAAATTCTGACCTAATAAATTCTGGTAATTGACTTTCGACAATTGAACTGACTTTTATTCTCTCTTGATTCATTTTTTTACAGTCTTATTGGTAATCCGTTAGTATAACTAGAGGTTGAGGTATGTTTAGATCCAGAGACATCTAATCCTGATGCCATAACATCAGAAAGAACACTTACCTCACTATTATTTACATCCAATTGAAGATAGATATCTTGAAGTCCTATTACATCATTGGATCTAGGAGATGCTGAAATTTGAATAATATCAATGCCAAATTTTTTCATAGCCGTATTTAAAATATTAATAGCGACTAAATTAATTTCACCCTTCTCATAATTTATTCTACCAACAGTACGCTTTACACTCCTTGAGGAAGCACTACGACCATATGTGAATAGGAATAGAGTTCCTTCCTTCATATTTTTATCTGGAACATCTCCCAAATAAACAGTTTCATTAATTCCAGAAACAGTAAATCCAGAAGATTTTATATTATATCCAGTTTTATCTTTTACTTGGAATGCATTACCATAACAAATTTCATATTCTGCAAATTGATTTAATTTAACTGCTAAGTCTCTTCTAATGGTAATATTAGTAATATTAGAAGTTATAGATCTATGAGTATCATCAACCAATTTTAGGAACTTACTATATTTAAATTTAGCTCCATAAGAATTAAGTTCAGTTGATTTTGAATACAATTCAATATTTTTCAATATACTATTATTTAATTGATCTTTACCAGGGAAAATATTTGAATTGTAATATGCAACAACATCAACTTCAATAAACAGATATTTTAAATCAACTATTTCAGGTAGAATACCAGCAACACTATATCGTTTTAGTTCCTGTACAATATTATCTTTTATTGAGTTTGGAACAAAATCACCAAATAATGGTTTGATTGCAACAAATACTTTTCCAAATTGTGGGGGATCTAAGTCTTCTCCACCATAAACAGAAATTGATTGAACCTCTGGATAAATTTGAGGAACTATTGCCTCATAATCAATTGCTGTTACTGCTCTCTTTTGTGAGGCATATATTTTAGTAGAAAATTTTCTAATAGATTCAACAGACTCAATATTAGTACCACCAAAAGATTGACTAGTTAAAGTAAGTAGTGATACATTACCTTTTACAGGTAATCCGTCATTATCAGAAATAACACCAGAATAAGTTAAGAAAGTTATTCCATTTCCATCTTCACCATTAGTGACAATGTAACTAACTTCTATTACATTTGAATTTTCTAACTTTTCTCCAATAATACCATCACCAAAAATTAATTCATATCTTTCATCTGCAATTTCATGAACAAAAAATACTTTTGAATTTGATTTAACTTCAAAGATACTATTAGATTGAATAAATCTCTTTCTTATATTTGATCCTTCAGAGGGTTTTACAAATACTCTAATACTGGATGTATCAATAGATGGATTATCTAATATAAATTTCTGATTCTTATTATTTGAATTTACAGTAAAAGATTTTCTAACTAATATTCCTTCAGATAATTGTATTTTATTAAAATATGCAATATTATTAACAACTGGAACTGTAATATCATCTGGGATTGAAAATAACGTAGCTATATTGCTCGCTACTGTACCACTTTTTAAAGTTAATGTTAATGGATCAGTATCTAAATTTGTTAAATCAACTGAAAATGTTACTTCTGCCTTAGAAGATTTCTTTGACTTCGGTACATATCCTATATTACGTGCAAGTGAAACTACATTCTCTCTAAGAGTTGCACTGTCAATGAATATCTCATTGACTAACATATTTGCATTATATGAACTAATATAGGTATTGTATGCTAAGATGTCAATTATAGTAGACAAATTAGATCCTTCAAAATCATAATCAGTAAAGTTTGAATTGGATCTTAAGTAATCCTTTATCGAAACTTTAATTTCATCGAAATTTAAATTTGTAAATCTTGCAATTGCCATTTATCTACTGGACTGAAGTACGAAGGATAATTGTTGAGGTCTAGCCTCAATACCAATGATATTATATCTTATTGCAATATCAAATGTATGATTATCATAATTTGGATCTACTTGAATATTAGTTAAACTAACTCTCGGTTCATATACATCAATTGTATAATTAATTTCACTTTCAATTCTGCTAGCTGTTAGTAGATCTACATTATCAAATAATAGTTTATTTACCCCACATCCAAGATCAGGATTAAAAAATCTTTCTCCTTTATCAGTTAGAATTAAATTTCTAATGGATCTTGCAATTGCAGTTTCATTTTTAATTGTCAGTACATCATTATTCAAGGGATTAACCTTAAATGACATACTGACATCCTTAAAGCTTTTAGATACTCGTTCTAAAGGCATGTACGTAGGTAATAAAATCTCCTAATATTTAGTCACTCTTGAAGGAAATCTTCAGAATCATCATTCATAATTTCTTGAATGACTTTTTTCTGTGGTTTTTTTGTAAAATCACCATAATCAGTTACAAGTGACTCAGTACCCCACATTTTTCTCATATAGTCAACGTCTCTATCGGGATTTGGATTGTTTGCCAACTGTTTTCTCCTAAATTTGGTTAAAACAGAACTTTTAGAGGGGTTGCTATCCCTTTTTTTCGCTTATTAAGGGTCAATTGAACGATTTTCTTGAGATTTATACATGTCAAGGTCACTTTCTTGCTCAATTTTGCGCTCTTTTGACGTTTTCCAGAAATATTCGTCCTCTCGACCCATTCCAAGACGGTCAAAACCGTTCTCAACTTGATAAATTTGCGTTGAAACCTTAAAATCGGGCATTTTTGGGGTCTCAGGTGTTAAACTATTGTCAAAAATACGCATCCGATTGTTTGGATACAGTGCATATTGACCATTTTCTAGTTCAATTAGGTTATGTGACTTGTGTTCAGCTGGATTTTCACTCGTTGCATAGTCAATCATGTCACAATCTTGATGATAATTGTCAATAGTACAGATATACGACCCTTTCATGATGCCGTGATCTCTAGTATAACACTCAAAATCCATTGAACCAATGAATTGTTTGTGAATTGATACAACACCATAGTCCATACAATTCCAAAATTGAAGATTTGGTAGACTCATATCAGGATTTGG